ATGCCTACGAATGGTCGTTTGTTGCAGTACCTGCGCAGCGCCGGGCGGGTGTAGTCAAGGAGAGCCGTCTGGAAAGCCAGCACAGGACGGTGCAGAAGCTGTGGCAGGCAAGCGAAGAAGGCAGCGGGCTGTGGATGGACCGAGAGGAAGCCTGTCAGATGAAGCGGATGATGAAAAACCTGATGGAGGACTGCGAGGATGCCAGAAGGATGGCTCGCAGGGAGCTGCTGCAAAAGGCGGCAGGGGAGCAGAGGGACGAGCGCGCCAGCGAAGAGCTGTGGGAGGTGCTGGAGTTGCTTTCCATCCGGCAGATGAAGGCGCTGGGAAGGCTGATTGACAACCGACAGGCGATGGAGCAGCCGCAGCTGGCAGGCAGGATAGCGCAGAGCAGTAGGACAGAGGACGGATTTGTTATTTAGAGAGGACGGTAGAAGGATGAAGGGTGTAAGCTTACAGGGGTATAACAGCAAATATGTAACCATGCTGGTCAAGGGTGAGATAAAACCGGGGGACCTGGTGGCAATGGGAGGCAACAACACGGTAGAGAAGGCGGTCAACAAGCGATTTGCAGGTGTTGCGCACGCAATCCGAGATGGGTATGCGCTGGTGCAGACGGGCGGCTTTGCGGTGCTGGGCTACTCGGGAAATGCGCCTGCGGTGGGTTTTGCCAAGATGCAGGCAGATGCCAACGCGGATGCGGTGCTGAACGAAAGCGGCGGCGAGGTGCTGGTGACCGAGGTGGATACGGTCAACAAAAGCGTCGGTATCCTGTTTTAGAAGCAGAAAAATGAGAATTTGCAAAAGGAGTTTTTAAGATGAAGTATAACTATCAGAACATCGCGATTTCCAAGGATTTTTACAAGAGCGGGGAGGGTTTTTCCAAATGTCTGGAGCGCATGGACCCCTCCGAGCAGTACAGGGGTACCGAGCTTGCCGGTTATGATGCGTTCCAGCGACAGCTCAAGCGATTTGACATCAAGGTGTCCGGTCAGGACAGCGACCGTTTGCAGAAGTTTTTTGCGACCTCGGACAGTGCAGCGCTCTTTCCCGAGTATGTAGCAAGGGCAGTCAAGCAGGGTGTGGACGGCAACCACATCCTGGAGGAAATCTGTGCGGCACAGACCCAGATTGAAGGGATGGACTATCGCGCCATCGTCTCCGACCCGGATTGGGAGAGCCAGAAGCCGTCGGTGGTGGAGGAGGGCGGATTTATCCCGGAAACCTCCATCCGACTCAAGGACAGTCTGATTCGACTGAAAAAGCGCGGCAGAATGATGGTGGCTTCCTATGAGGCAATCAAGTTTCAGCGACTGGACCTGTTTACGGTGGCGCTCAAGCAGATTGGCTCCTGCATCGGCAGGGCACAGCTGGAGGATGCGGTGGATGTGCTGATCAACGGCGACGGCAACAGCAATCCGGCACAGAAGGTACAGCTGGCGCAGAGTGACAAGCTGACCTATCAGGACCTGCTGAACCTGTGGGGAAGCTTTGGGGAATATCAGATGAATGTGATGCTGGCATCCCACGACATGATGCTCAAGCTGTTGCAGGTGCCGGAGTTACAAGACCCGAAGACCGGACTGAACTTTCAGGCGACCGGCTGCCTTTCCACACCGCTGGGTGCAAAGCTGTTTGTTTCCTCGGCGGTGCCAAAGGGGACTATCATCGGTCTGGACAGACGATATGCACTGGAGATGGTGCAGGCAGGCGGCATCAACGTGGAGTATGACAAGCTGATTGACTGCCAGATGGAGCGAGCAGCGGTGACCTCCATTGCGGGATTTTCCAAAATCTTCCCGGATGCGGTCAAGGTGCTGGCGTAACGGAGAGAAGCGATGGATGAAAAGCAGTTGATGAGGGATTTTTGTCTGGTCAGCGGACTGGATGCACAGCAGGCAGAGGGCTGGAAGCCGCTGGTGCTGGGCTGCTGGGAAGAGCTGTGCAGGCGGCTGCGTCCGGCTGTGCAGCCGCAGGAACACAGGGAGCGGCTCAGCCTTGCCTGTGCAGCACTGGCACACTACCGTTTGCAGAGGATGCAGGGAGAGGTGTACAGCGGCATCAAGGTGGGGGACATCTCGCTGACAGCGGGCAGCGGACAGCAGTCGGAGGCGATGGTGCTGGAGATGGTGAGCGACCTGCTGGACAGCGCCGGCGTTTGTGTGCAGGGGGTGGGGATATACAGCCCGAAAAGATGATCGTATCTGCCATCGAGCGCTGCGGATGCAGGCTGGAATTTTTGCAGGCAGAAGGAAATGTGGTTTTAAAAGCATATTTGAATCCCCTGCGGGAGAGGGCGGCAAGGACCGAGGGAGGCGCTTCGGGAATGGTGCGGCAGGGACGATGGCTGCTGCTGGCGCCCTGTGAGGAGCAGCTGGTGAGAGAAGGAGCGCAGTTTGTGCGCAGGTGTGCGGGTAAAGCTGAAGAGAAGTTTATTTTGGAGCGGGTGGAGAAGGTTTGCTGGAACGGAAAGCCGGTCTACCTGTGGGGACTGGCAGCGCCGGTCCAGGAGGAAAGAGAATGAACGAGTTTTCGCAGATGATCGAGCTGGTCAAGCAGGAGCTGCTGCGCAGCGATGCACAAATGGAGGTACTGGGGGCATACCCGCAGCAGCTGCGTGCGCGACCGCAAAGACAGAAGCTGGCGGTAGTAGCAATCCAGAAGGTGTCGATGCAGCCGCTGGGGATGCAGAACTTTTATGGAGAAGAGAATCATCCGCTGGGCAGGCAGGCACAGGTTTGGATGAAGGTAAGCTTCTGTTGCCCGAGCGGGGAGGAGTGCTGGCAGCTGTGGGAAAGATGTGCGCAGCGGCTGTTGTTCTCCGATAAGCTGGGAGCCGAGCAAATCGAGTGCGGCGAAGCGGTGTGGCAGAAGGATTGGGGAGGCGTGGTGCTGCCGGTGAAGCTGTGCTGCAACTTTTTAATCAGCGGCAGTACAGGGGAAGCTGCTCAGCCGATGCCGGAGCAGGTGCGTGTGGTCAGAAAAGGGGTGTAGGAATGAACAGGAGCTATCGTCCGGGGGTGTACTCGGAGTATGATGTTATCAGCCGCAGGAGGGTGATGCAGGACCGATATGCTTTTTACTGCGGAGCAGCCAAGGTTCGAGAAGGAAAGAGTCTGCCCGCGGGTGGCGTGGTACAGCTGAAAAGTCCGGGACAGCTGGAGGAGTTTTTTGAGCCGCAGGGTGCGGGAAA